ACAAAGTGTGGTTTTTTCTCACTAGCTTTAATTGAGTATGCGTATTGCTCATCTTCAACGTCAATAACTGTAGTACCATCTCCACCCTCTTCGCCAGACCAAGCAGCTGCAGTAAGGAAGCCAGGAACACCTGCAGTAGTACTTCCCTCTTTTCGTAGCTTTTTTATATAGCTACGAACTTCGTTCTTTTCTTCTTCAGTTAGGTTTGTTTTAGTTGACATTCTTTAGCTCTTTTATTAATTCGTAATAAAGCAATAGCGACAAGATGTGTTCTTCCTTAATGGTGCGCATCTTTGGAAAAGAATCAAGCATGTTTACTACTTCATTCAACTTAATCTTTGTAATTTTGTCTACTACTTTTGGTAGTTGTTTCTTTAATTGTGTTTGAAGTTGCTTTGCTTCGTTAGTTGCAAACTCCTTTAAAGAAACTGTATTTGATATGTTGTTTATGTACTCCTTAAGTATGCTTCTCTGCTTAGCAGATAAATTAGCATATTTTTCATTGAACTTATCAATCATTAGCTTGTATGCTAATAAACGAATTTCTTCATCTTGCTTAAGATAATCTCCAACTGGATTAGTAGCTTCTTGTAGTTGATTTGACTTTTTCTTAGTCAAATGCTCAATAATTGTAAATCGGCTATTAACAACTTCAGATGCTCTCGATACTGTTACTCCCTCAAACACCCTGTATATGGATGCATATAGTTTGTACTCGGAAAGGTTTGTTTTAAAAAAATCTCCTAATTCGTAGTGATTCTTAATTTCATGAATTAACGAATACTTTGTATCTCTCAATGCTTTTGTATCCAACTTGTTACGGAGCTTTACTACAGTGTTGACCAAGTAAGATGCCTTCTCTGGATTAGAGAATCTCTCATTTACAAGTGTTTGGTAAAGTACCAATTCTTTAGCAACTACGGAGTTTGACTTAAAGTACTCCTTTATTAATGCTAAAGCTGGTGACTTATCAATACCCTTGATCGTGTCAGCTGCAACTTGCCTAGTCAGCAATTCGAATAGAATTGCAGTGTTCTTGATCTTGGAATGTGTTGACTTCTTCATCTAAATATAAATATGCACTTATGTTTTATTCCTCTGGTAAGATGTTATCTTCGCTCAATAAATTTGAGTTATCTTGCTCGATTTTCTCATCAAAGGTCTCAGTTAATGCTTGTTTCTTGCTTGGCATGGAATTTAGTACTGATCTATATGCTTCAATCGACTGTCTTCTACTAGATCTTGTTTCTGACACATTCATTATTGTTTTGTTTCCTAACGGATCCCATCCAAGTGGATGCTCATGTGTTCTGTAAGATCCCGGTTCTTCAGGACGTCCTGCTCCTGGCCAACCTCCTTCAGGCACCTTTTTATCAGCATCATATCCTTTCGGAACTCCACCATTACCTTTATATAAAGTTGCTAAGTCGTGAGGTGTTCCAAATGACTGTTTAGTTTTTACTGGATCATTCCCTTCTGTCTTAATCTGCTCAATTCTAAACTGTGCTTTTGTATCCTCAATAATTCTATCTTGTTCGTGTAAGAACTGAGCCTCACTTAAATTAAATAGGTTTTCATATACCCAATAGCGACTGAATAGTTTCTTCTCTATCATATCACCAGCAAGCGTTACTTTGGATGTCCACAATTCCACTTTCTCTTTTTCGTATACAGAAGATGGTGCTGTTAATTCTAATGAAAAGTCTACTAACTCAGCGTCCGTAAACCCTTGTGCATATAAATGTACTATTGCTATTTTATTAAGCTCAGAAGCTACTATCTTTTGTATTCTTTCAATAGTTCTTGCAAATCTAAAGTCTTGAGAAGCTAATGTAGCTTTACCAGTTGTATCCTCTTCGTATCCTAGATAAGCTTTAGGAATTTTTAAAGATCCTAACATTCTATTTTTTAGATAGTCAATATCTGCAATAGAGTCGTACTGAACACCTGCTAAAGATTCTATTGAAGTTCCACTTTCTGCACCACGTACTGGAAGGTAAAAATCTTCTAGTAAGTTTTGCATGTTATACTTTAAGTTGTATTCTCCAGTATCTTGATCAATGTATGGTACTTTTTTCATCTTATTGACCATACCTTCCATGAACGCTTCTACTTCGTTTGGTGGAATATTACCAATGTCAATCTTGAATACACGCTTGTCTGGAGCTCTCATGATACGGTGGATTAACATCGCATCTTCCATAAGAGTAATCTGTTTCCACACTTTTCTAGCTGGTTCAATTAGTGAACGACCGTAAGGTAGGAAGTTTGTATCTGTAAGTAATCTGAAGTGAGCTATTTCATAGTTATCAAACTCTTCTGCATCTTTATTAGATGAAACAGAATAAGCTGATGAAAGTGCTGTAAAGTCTCTTTTGAATCTAATCTCATTTGGTTTGTTTGGGTCCATTCCCTCCTCACGGATCATCTCGTAAGCTGATATAGGTTCCGCATTGATCACACCATAATTCTCTGCAATATCTAGCTTTAGGAAGAAGTCACCATATTTGACGGTGTTTCTGATCCATGGCCATAGATTGAACTCAATGTTTAATACATCATAAAAAAGGTTGTGAAGTACTTTTTGTACTTTTTCGTTAGGAGACTTAATCGTTAATACATCTCCAAACTCATTCTTAGCAGTACACTCGTCTGCATATATGTCTAAAGCTGAACATATAATACTATCAGTGTCCATTGCTTCGTAATCACGGAATAACTCTAATCGAGTGTATAACTGCAATTGCCCAGCATGCATAGACATTCCGCCTGGCATTGTTGAGAACAATCTTGAATACCTATCAACTCGTCTGTTGGTCTTAATATTACCGTCAGACTGAATTTTCTCAGTATCAATCACTTTCAACTGATTGCCTCCTACATTACGTATAATAACGTCTGTACTAAAAAGTTTTCTTAGGGATGCAAAAATTGATCTTGGTTGTTGGTCTTCAGCCATTAATTATAGTTTTATATAAATAGTCACATTAACCAGTTAAGGTCTTCATCTCTACCATCCGGTGTTTTCATACTCCAACCGCTCTTGGTATTTGTTGGTTTGTATATTGATACTGTAGATTTGATATGACTAACGGCTGTTCTGCTAAGATCTATTCCCGCTTGTCTCAATCTCAATGCAGTATCTCTTACCCACAATCCTTGACAAAAACACATTACTAAATCATCGTGGTAACCTGATGCAGCCTCTGGTCTTCCATTTCTATAAATAAAAACAAACAACTCGTCTAGCAATCGCTTACTCCTTATTATACAACTTTTTTCTCGTATATACAACTCCATCTTACTGATTGTAAGAGGTCTTACTTTATGTGAGTTTGTAAACCCAGCTACCATGTCGGTCTTGTCAGTTAAATCATATCCTTTTGATAAAAACTTATCTGAGTCTAGTCCACTGTCCTTAGGTGTGTAGTATAGGTTTTTATAACCACGTTCTATTATTTGCTGTAGTGTTGCCCATCCTACATTTGCATTCTCTACTACAAGTAGTGCATCATTATATTCTGTACCAACGGCTACTAATAAGTTGCCAAAATCCTTAGTGGATAGTTGACCCTTGTACTCTGCGACTTGTGATGCACTCTCTACATCAATTACATGGAAACCTGAATAATCGCTTCCATCTCCGCGGGCAACATCGGCTGCTATTAGGTAGCTTCTAGTGTAGTCTGGTTGTTCCCATATCCACAAGTTTCCATCAAATCCTCTCTTCTCAATTGGATCTTGAGCAAACGTCTGCATATAGTATGTTATAAGCTCTGGTGCTACAACTGTATTACCAGATGTACTAAAGTCACAATCACACTCTTGAGCTGCTAATCGAGCTCCTAGCTCATCCTCTTGTCTATTTCTCCAAACTTGATCTCTTTCAGGATGTACTGACCATGGGAGTCTTAATGTCTTAAACTTATTATCACCTGCTTCTGCTTTTGTCCACATTTTATGGAAAAAGTTACCAGTACCATTAGGAGTTGATAATAATATACCCTCTCCACCCGTTGATAGTGTTTGCTGTAGTGATGCCCATAACTCTTCCGCTCCATCAACGAAAGCTGCCTCATCAATAATTACTAATGATAATGCTTCTGAACGTCCTGATGTTCCTGTGCTTGATACGGCTTTGATTTGAGATCCATTTGAAAGCCTCATTGATAATTTATTACTTTCTACCGCTTTCAACTTCATCCAACTTGGTAAGTTGTCAAACATTACTCGTACCTTTGTTACAAGGTTTTTAGATGTGTTTTGGTCAATCGCAACAACAAGTACGTTTTTATCGTTTTGGAATAGGATCATCCAAAGTGCATATCCTGCTATAAGAGTTGAAATACCTAACTGTCTTGATTTTAGAATAATTGTTCTGTCAAAGTCTTGAAAGTCTTGCAGCGCATCTTCCTGATATGGATATAAATGGAATGGAATCTTGCCTCTAGTAGGGTGCTGAATTACACAATACTTTTTCATGAAGTAAGACGCTGAACGAGCACATTTAACGTACTCATCTTTTATGATCTCTTTAAGACTTTTTTGTTGTTCTGACATATTACTTTATTGTAATCATGGCAATTAGCAATCCTACACTAGTAATAAAACCTCCACCAATTCCTTTCAACCAACCCTTTAATCTCTTATTCTTGTCAGTCAATTTAACTACATCCTTTTCTAGCTTAGTAACTCTTTCGGAGCATGTATTAAATCTAATATTTTGTGTAGCTATTTCTTGTTGGTAGGTTGAAAGCTTTTCTTTATATATCAAAATAAGACTATCCTGCTCAACTAATTTTTGCTCAGTCTTTTGTAAAACAACTTGTGTGTTTTTTAACTCAACGGTAACTGAGTCTAATCTTATTAGATCGACTGCAATCTTTTGTGCTGTAGATTGTGGGATGCAGACTAGCTGCTCTTTAGTTGTAGCGTTCTGAGAAAAAGCTGTTAAGCTCAGTAGGAGTATAACGGCCAGCATTCTTAATTTTGTCACCATAGTATTTTCTTTCTTGAATTATTACTTGTTTTGTTGAATCTATTTCTTGATCTAGCTTTTTGATAACTAATTCTTTATTTGAAATCTTTTGATCCAAAACAACCTGGTGCTGCTGATAAGTTGATATTGCTCTATTCAAGCTATCAATCTCGGTTTTGTATTCTAAATCATTTGTAGTAGTGTTTGTTCTACTTATGATTATAATGTAACCAAGCAGTAACAGAATTACTGCAGCTAATATTAGGTTTGTTTTTGTAACTTCTAATTTCATCTTAGAATGTATTTCGCTCCATATCGAGGTTGTCTGCATAGTCTCGAGCGTACTCCATTGCATAGTCATCAATAAGATCATATAAGATGTCCAATTGCTTTGTATCTAACTTTCCTCGTATGATTGGGCTATTTGTATTTAGCATTATATTACTAAAAAAATTAGCTAATGCTTTTTTAGCAGCTCTCAAACTTGGCTCATCGTTGCTATCAGTTGGAAAGTACTCTTCCGCTAAGACAGATGCTGGTACTTTAGTGTTTATGCTTTTAGTTTGACTGAGAGCTGCTGTAAACGCCATTGCAAGCTCTTTATCATTAACTTTTAATTTGAATCCCGATTTCTCCAATAATGGCTTAAGAACATCCATTATTTTTTCAATCTCAAACTTGTTTAGCTGCTGCATACTCTGCTTTGTAACTGATTTATATAGTTGAGCAAAATCTCTCTG